ACTAACAAGGGCTTTGGCGTTTATATCCAATCCAACGATGAGCTCTTTTCTAGCCAGCAGATAAACCGCAGGCTTCCAGGAGGCGGCGGCGAGCTGTCATCCTTCCTGTCTACTTACCTCACGAACATCGGTGAGTACGGCAAAGAGAGAATGCAGAACTATTCCAGGGTTAAGACTGGCTTGATGAAATCATCGGTAGGCTACCAGCAAAGAAGAATGGGTGACAAGTATGTGACCCTTGACATCGGCTGGGTCAGAAGATGGTACAAGTACTTTGGCTGGCAAGAAGAGGGAACCAGCACAGGCATCAAGCCCATGAATGCTATACTTAGGACTAGGGCAGAGGTGTTGCCTTACGCCCAGCAGGAGTTTAGCAAAGCCTTTACAAAGTATTTTCTGAAATAGAATGAGAGCATAAATTGAGCCTTAACATACTTGCGGTCCACGACCAGATTACCGCCAAGCTTGAAGAGCTAGCTCAGGATGTCTATGAGACCTCGGCTCCTGCAGACTCCAAGCTTAAGTTTGATTCCGCCGGCAACTTGCTTCCGTACTTGGTTGTGCAGTATGCCGATATGTATCCCACCGAGCAGGGCAACGGAATCCTTAGCGCAAAGTACGACGCGGCTGAGTCCTACTTTATAGTCACTTGCACATCTACCAATCAGAGAGCATCCAGGCAAATCGCAGACTTAGTTAAGAACAAGATTATAGGTTTCCAGCCTACAGATGCTGGGGAAATCCGGTTTGCCGGTGGCAGCATAGACTACTCGATGCAAGTAACAAAGCCAAATAGCTACATTGTTGAGCTTGGATTCATCCTGCAAGTCAACACCGCATGGTAAAATAGATAAGATTGGAAGGACTATAATGGCATTGGCTATTAATAAGCGAACGGGTAAATCCGTCAACGTCCCTGAGCACTACTTAGGGCACCCAGTTTTGGGCAAAGACCTTGAACCTGCTGGTTCTGTGGTCAAGGCTGCTCCAAAAAAAGAAAACAGCAAGAAGTTTGCTAAGCATGTTCCAGATGCTGTTGATGGAGATGGCGATGGCCTTGTCCAAGACGGCACAATCTGGCAAAGACTAGCAAACACAAAAACCGAGGAGCAGCCTGCTCCAACCAACATTGAAGAGAACGAGGAATAAAGCATGGCAACAAAGATGCTACGTCCGAACGTTGGCCTTTATGTCGCTACCTATGATGCGTTTGTAGATTGGACAGCTCCTACGCTGGACGAGATTACTGACGCCGCTAAGGTATTCAACATTTCGCCAGCAGTTACAGACGACTACACACTAAACATGACCGACTCTGAAAGCGATGACTCACTAGCTATCGTTGATAACGCTTCGGTCCAGACCCCTACCTACACCAACTACGAGGCATCCTTTGATGGATTCCGTGATGAGAACATTGCTGCAGATTCAGTTTACAATAAGTTCCGTAGTTTGTTTGCTGCACCTGACGTAAAGTATTACCTAATCAAGCGTGTTGGTAAACTACACACTGCTGCTTTTGCAGCAGGTGACGAGATTAGCGTATACGGCGTTAAGACTGATTTCCCAATCGAGATTCTTGGCGATGGCGAAATGATTCGTACCGGTGCTCGCTTCCTAACCACTGGTGAAGTCAGAGTAAACATTGACGTCGCAGCTGGTACTGCTGGTTCAGGTCCAGAGCTAAAGGCACTAGTTGGAACGAAGTCTACCTCAAACGGTAAGATTCGTGTCTACTGGGTTCCTTCTGACAACCTTTCCGGCACAGAGGCTGCGTTCCTTGCGGCTCCTTCCGTTGCTGACATAGAAGCCACTGGCTCGATTGACCTAACCGGAGCAATTGCTTGGGATGGTTACGACCTAGGTGCATCTGACTCTAACAAGATTGATGACCGTGGAATCCTAGATGAAGGTCAGGTCCAGACTCGCGGTTTCGCGCAGTTCTCTGGTTCACTAACCTTCTTCCGTGGAGTAACTTCAGAAACTGCTGGAGCTTACTACAACGCATACGAGGCATTCAAGGCGGCTACTGACGGTTCACGTCCAGTTGGCTTCTTGGTTACTCGCGTTGGAATCCCAGCTGAGACCGACCTTGCTGCTGACCAGGAAGTATCTGCATTCAAGTTTATTGCAGACGCATTCATGGACAACACCGAAGGTGAAGACAGCGTTAAGTTCATGGTCAACTTTGCCCCTCAGGGTAACCTTGCTGTTAACGTAGACACAGTAGTTTAATAGCTGAATAACCGACTGGGTGGGGTTTTGCGCCCGTTTTACTCCACCCAGTCTTTCACCTCCAAACGGCGATAATGAAAGGGCAAATAATGAGCGAAGATAATAACGTAGTAAACATGGTAGAGAACGCCCAGAAGAAGGGCAAGTTCTCCCTAGCTGATGCGATTAAAGACAGGGCATTCCCAGAGACGACAGTAGATGTTTACATCGATGCTGCTGCTGCTTATGAGTTTGCAGAGCTAGACAAGCTGGCCAAAACACTTGATGTAGCTTCTAAGGAATACGCATCTGCCGTTGACAAAATGGATGAGCTTGCAAAACAAATCAAGGATTCCAAACTAATTTTCCACATGAAGGGCGTAGGCCAGGGAATTGTAGAGAGGGTTACAGAAGAGGCCAACAAGCTATACCCCGACTCTGAAGAAAAGACCGAGCCTCACTGGGTAAAGCATTACCTCTGTGCATTGATTGCAGCCAACATTGTAAAGATTGTAGACACAGAAGGCAACGAGGATGACAGCGACTTTACCACAGAAGACATAATTGAGCTTCGAGAGATTATGCCAATTGATTCATGGGAAATCTTAATCGACACCATGCAAAAGCTGACACTCGCTAGCTCTTATTTTGATTCGGTTACGGACGCGGGTTTTTTACAGAAGTCCTGACTTGGGAAGGTAACCGCCAGTACATAACATCTATCAAGGCGGCCATCAATTCAGGAATAAGACCAGTTGCTATGCTCTTCCATGAGCAGCCATCTGACCCTTGGATAAGCTTTGATTTCAGATTACTAGAGGCTTACCAGACTCTCCAGGATGAGACTTGCGGAGAGTGTGGTAACCCCATCTGGATTTGCCGCAACGAGGGCGCAACCAACGTGGGCTTTAAGGTTAAGGTTGCTAAGTGTTTCGCTAAAGCTGAGCTTGAGCGATGGAGCGATAAGGAGGACAAGAAGAAGTCCTCTAAGAAAAACTATGGGGAATACCCCTACACAGTGGCGTATACCTACGATGGTAGTGATATGCCAACAAGACTTTCCTACCTTGAGCACCTATACCAACAGAGTAATGACAAGATACAATAGTTAGTAACCTTGAGGTGGTGCTGTTTTGGAAATTCGCGCAAGAATCAGTTTAGAGATTGCTAAATTTAAAGCAAATGCTAAAGCTGTAGGCTCATCTTTTAAAACAATGGGCTCTGGTGCTGAAAAGTACTCCAAAAACGTAGATAAGTATATACAAAGAAATCTCAACAATCGTCTTAACGCAATAGAGACTATTAAAAGAGCAGAGCAAAGAGCACTGCAATTTTCCGCAGGAGTTACACAGCCCAAAAAGAGCCAGGTCCCAGCTAAAAGCGGTTCTACAGATATGGTATTTGGGCAAGGCGATGTTGTACAAAAGGCAACGTTTAAAAGGGCACTTGAATATACTTCCAAAATAACCGCAGCCGAAAGAAAAGCTACAGCAGTAAGAGTTTCACTTGCCCAAAAAGAGTCAAAAGAAAAATCCGCAGCTGAGCAAAAAAGATACAGCAACTGGCTAAAAATAAATTCGGCTCAGGGCAGGGCATCTGCAAAGTCATCAAAAAACTTAAAACAAGCTCAGCTTGTTGACTACTTCAAGACAGAAGAGTTTGACCGTAAGCTAGCTTCTACCCGTTACGCAATGTATGACATTGGCAGAAGAGCACTTGTGTTTGGTACTGCAGTTGCCAGTGGCTTTATAATGGCGGCAAAAGCCGCAGTTGACTTTGAATCAGCATTCACTTCCGTAGAGAGAACAACAGAAGTATCACTAAGCTCTAATATACCTGAGGTAAGGCAACAGGCACAGAACCTACGGGACACTCTTGTCAAAATGTCAACTGAGATTCCAGTAGCCTTTGCGGACATCGCGGAAATTGCCACCCTTGGTGCCCAGCTTGGACTTGCGGTAGATGACATAGACGAGTTTACTGAAAGCGTTGCCAAATTCTCCGCAATTTCAGGAATTGCAGTAGACACGGTGGCACTCAGCTTTGGTAGACTTGCAGAGCTAATGGACGTACCAGCATCCCAGTTTGAGAATCTATCTTCGGCCATTGCTTTTACTGGTATTAACGCAGTTGCGACAGACGCTGAGATTCTAAAAATGGCAGAGTCAATTTCTGCTGCTACAAGTGTTGCTGGCCTTGCTGCTGATGAAACAATCGGCCTTGCATCCGCACTAGCATCCCTAAAGGTACGACCTCAGGCTGCTCGTGGTGTGCTAACTCGTTTGTTCCGTAACTTTGACCTCGCTGTTTCCGAA